GGGCGGCGGTACATAATGGGGTATCGCGGGAGGTGCCGGAACCGAAACCCCTGTTGACGGCGGCGGCGGCGCGGCAGCCGCGGCTTGGCTTGCGACATTGGCCCGGTGCCGCCAACCAGTCTTGGGTACCCAAGAGGCATTCCAATTTGAATTCGGCTTCGCTCGTTGCCTCGCTGTCCAGGCTTTTAACCATCCCGCCTGGCCCTGCTGATTGGTCGTCGGTGCATTCCGCCCCGGAGCCGAGACCCCTGGCTGCGGGGGACTCTGATCATTAACCCACCCGCGCCAGCCAGTTTTGGGCGCCCAAGAAGGGTCGTAATTGGGGTTGTTTTTCTTTTGCTGCGCGTGCCATTCCCGTAACCATCCCGCCTGGCCCTGCTGATTGGCCGTCATTGCATTCCTTGGCATCTCAAAATCCTCGTCTTAGTACTTCCACTGTTTTTTCCGCAGGGCTAGGTAATCGTCGTAATTATTTTGCGGATCGCCATAACCGCCGCCCCGCTCGTCGAACGCCCCGAGGCCATAGAGCATGCCCATCTGGCCTACCTGGTTGAACGCGTTGCCGTAGGCGTTGCCCTGGCTCAACTGTCCGGACGCTAATGCATCGGCGGCGGCCATATCCGCACCGCTAGCGCCCTGTGTGCCCCATTGGCTGTTCTGTATCCTGTCTCTGGCCGTTCCCGTCCTAAGGCCGGAGCGTCGGTCAGCAACCTGAAGACCTATACCCTGCTGGCCGAGTAGCGCGTTGTATTTACGCTCGTCCTGATTCCAATCACGCTGGTAACCACCTTCCCACTCATCATGGCCGATACCATAGTCCTCGAGGTAGTTGCCACGGTTTTGTTCATAGTCCTCTATGTGCCGTTGACGACCACGCCCGATACCGGCGGCGGTTATTTCACGTAGCCCGGCGACTGTATTGCCCGACATCAATGAGCCACGGGAGGCGGCCGACTGGTCCCAGGCGCGGACATTCTCATCGAGCTCGGTCTTGTAGAGAGGGTCGGCGTCCAGATGGTTTTGAGTGAACTGCTCGTAATCCTTGTACGGGACGTACTTCGGCTCTTCGACATCGTAGGGCTTGAAGTACTCTCCGAAATCTTCAGCACCACGTTGCTGTGTCTCATGCGCGGCCCGGCCGGTTTCCCACTCGGCCAGCTTGTTGGTTTGCTCCTTGAGCGCCCGCGCCTCAAACCCGGCTTTGGGCTTCATGCCGGGATGCTTCTTTTCCCACTGCGTGCGCAGTTCCGCCCCGGACATCTTAGTGGGCTTGGGAACACCGTACTCTGGCACGTACCCCATATAGCGAGATAAGCCCCGTGTCGCTTGCTCGCCTAGTCGACCATACGGCTTAAAGTCTTTGATGCCACGCCGTTCGGCTTCCCGGAGCATCGCATCATTCTCTCGTTGCGCGTTCTCGTACATGCGACGGGAGGCGAGCGAGGCACCCTGCATCGTACCGCTGGCCTCTGCGGCACCACCCGATTGCATAGCGGCGCCCGCGATGCTGCCGGCGGCGCCGACGCCTGCTGCGACGATGGCGAAGCTCATGGGAGTAGTCCTTGTCTATTTAACATAAATTCCTCGAAATCCTGGTAGGTCGTCGTGACCAGCTCGCGCTCGATCGCGGTGATGTCCGTCTCGGTCGGATTGTTCAGCCGATGCGCCGTGATAAAGCGGCTGTCCTCGTGTGCATAGGCGGCCCGCTTGATGCCGGCCTTGGAGGTGAAAATATTGATGCCCGTGTAGCGGCGCTCGCCGGTCTCGTCGTAGACGCTCACATCACCCAGCAAGATCACAACGTGATCGCACCGGTGTATGTAGCCCGTGGCTACCGTGCCGGCGGGTAGCTTGAGCTCGCGCACGTAGACGCCCCCGGCAAGGTAGTGGCTGGTAAGCTCGGGGATCGCCAGTTGATTGTCGAGGCCCTGAATCGCCGCCTCTAACGCGAACACACGATCGCGGGGCGGCAATTTGCCCAGGTTCGAGCCTGCCCCGTCAGGCCATCGCCCCGGCGAAAGCCGGGGGAAAGCCGGGGCGGCGGGAAGCACCGAGGGCACCGTGGTCATACGGCCACCCCGTCGGCGTCCACCCAGGCGGTATTGGCCGCGTTTCGCCAGATCGGGCGCCCCACTCCGGCGGCGAGCGAGGTATCGAAATAAAACCTGCCCGTGAAGAGCCCTTGCGTCGGCCGGTTCGCCGTCGTGCCCGATTGCACCGAGGCGTTGACGAGGAGTTGCACCTTACTGAGCCAGGCCGCCCAGGCCGAGGGCAGCGCACCGGTGCTATCCGCGATCGGGGCCTGCGGATGCGGGGTTAAGTCCATCAGGCTGTCCCCCGCTCGGCGAGCAGCGCCGCGCCTAAAAGCACGACTTTTATAGGGTCCGTGATCCGTACACGGAAAACCGTATCCCTGGTCCTACCCAGCCGCCGCCAGCGCGCGCGCGTGCGGTACTCTCCGATCTTGCCGGCTGAGGTCCACCGCTCGACGCCCCACGTGTGGCCTGCGTCGTGGGATATGCTCAGCATGACTTGCGGGTCCGATCCCTGGCCCGTGGCCAGCCCGGCCCCGGTTTCCATGTCGAGCCGCAGCTCGCTCATGAACAGCGCGTCATAATCCGCGGAGTAAGAATGGCCGCTTTGAATCTCGCGCGCGATCTCGGCGCCGTTGTCGGCGTAAACGTCCGGGCTCAGCGTGTAAATCTTGCCGTTGCTGTAATCGGCCACTCGGATAGCCCCCAAGTGCTGCGCCGAGAGCTCGGCGCGGTGGCGGGTAATGCCCGCTGATTCCAATTCAGACCACGCGCCCGTCTTGCCGTCGTAGAGCCAGCTTTTGCCCGCCGTCGGGAAATTGAGCTGAAACATCGCATGCCCCGAAAGCATGTAGCTAAAACCGGTCGCATCCGCAAACGCGCTGTAGCCGTTGATCGCCTGATCCAGATCGGGCGGCGATACGCGGGCGGCCTGCATGCCGGTCAACCGGATCACCGACACCTGGCCGAGCCGATTGCGGCCAAGAAAAATCACGGTCTCGTCGAATTTGCACAGCGACCAGCGGGCGGCCAATCCCCACTCTTGCGTTGTGCCCTGCACGCGCGCGAATGGCACGGGGGAGGTGCCGACGTTCGACCAGATCTCCAGCGTAAATTCGCCGAAGAGCCCGAGGAGCCCGCGTTCGGCGATCACAGCCGTGAGGCGGTCGGGGTTGCTCTCAGCCGTAGCGAAGGAGGTCGATTGCCAGTTGAGCCCGGCGTAGCCGTCGCTGAAATTGAACTGGCCGGATACGGTCTTCGAGACGATGAAATAGCCATCCAGAAACGTGACGGTATCCGAGATCACCGCATCGGCATCGGTGACGGCGGTAAACGCGAGCGTGGTGAGGTTGTAGACATAACCCTTGCTCACGCCGTCGGCGACGAACACCTCGACGCCGTTATCGGCCATCGACACCCGGCCGGTCGTGCTCGTCAGCGTGCCGCGGCTGGTCGCGACCGCGGCGTTATTTATTTCCCAAAACGTGCCCCTGTGGCATACGTAGAGGAAATCGCCGACCGCGTGCATCCCGCGCGCGGGCGTGTCGCCAAGGTCATAGAAGCTCGCGAGGCCTGGCGTCGGGTGCGCGGACACCTTCGACTTATCGCCCTCAGGATCTATTTCTAAATATAAATTTAGGCGCCTTTGGGCGCTCAAATTCAAGCTGCGTCCTTGGAGGCCGAGGCCGAGGAGTGGGATCTGCATGGGACTGCTTACTCCTCCGCGATCCGGTTGCCGGCGCACTCGATGAGCCAGCCAACACGGTGCGCGACCGCACCGCACCCCTGTACCGCAAGGCCGGTGAAAATCAAAAACGCTCCGCAGGCGACGCGCAGATAGTGCATTGCTCAGGCCCCCGTAGTTATGTTGAAGCCGCTGTGTCCGCCGCCCCCGAACGCCGCGTGCGCGACGCTGAGCTTCGGCGTGCGGGCATTCAGGCGCTTGATCGCGGCGAGGCTGTCGGTCGCGAGCTTCACGAGAAGCGCGCTCGGCGTCTTGTTGTAGCCGGGCGCCAGCTCGATGGCGAGATTGCTCTTGATGGCCCGGAGATAGCCCGCCGGCAGCACGACCGTCGTCGTTAAAGCCGCGAAGGATTGCAGCGCCTTGAGCGAGTTCAGGTAAACCGTATATACCGCGTCCGGAACGCCGATGAGCGACACCGTGCCGTTGGCCACCGAGGGCGTGTAGTGCAGGTATTCCGGCCGGTATCGGGTCGTCTTCAGTGGGATCGCGTCGTACTCCTCACGGTTGAGCACCATGAGCGGCGTGTCGTTAGCTGACGAGTCGCGCAGGAAGGCCGACTCGATGCGCAGGGGACGGGCGGTGTTCCAGGTCGCTCCGGATCCGATGGTGTACGAGGCTGTGCCGCTGACCGTTGCAAATCCTTCCTGCAAAATCTGATAGACGGCGAGGGACTCGTTGCTCCAGCTCTCGAGCATCTCGTTAAGCTTGCGCAGGCCGTGGCTCGACTCGGCCGTGGTCAACGGTTCGAGCGGGTCAATCGCGCCGATGTCGGCGAGGGCGTCGGAAATTATGTCTGATGCTGTGGCCATTTAACGCTTCCGCTTCTTCGCGGCCTTCTGCGCCTGGTCAATAGCGTCCTTGGCGGCCTCGGCTTGCGGAGCGGCCTCGGTGATGGCCTTATATGCCGCATCGCCCGCGAGGGCCGCGGCTTGAAGCTCGACATCGATATTATCGATGGCCCGCAGCGCCGCGCCGGGCGAATCGCGCCAGCCCAAGGCCTCGGCGGCCTCGAGGGCGTCCTCGGTGACAAAAAGCTTCGCGCCCTGCGTGGCGTGGTAGAGCCAGGTTGGTCCTTGCGTCATATGCGTTAGTCCTCATTTCCTAGAAATCCTTCGTCTTCAGCTTCACGATGAGCCGATGTCCCTTCTTGTCGAACAGCGCTTCCGCGGGACGGCCGACCAGCCCTTCCGCCGGTCTCCCGGCCGTGCCGATTTTCGAGGGGAACCCCTCTCGAACCATCTCCGTCGCTTCAGCGAGCGTCATCTCGCCGATGAGCGGCACGAGATCCAGCCTGAGCTTCGCGCCCACGTCTCGCACGTTCTCGTCGCTCAACCACCAGTCATGCGCGCACTGATCACGAACGGCGACATCGAACAGAATCAGCCGTTTCTCTGGCGAGTAGTCGCCGCCACCCTTTTGAATCCCCGCCCCATAGCCCTCCCCGTAGAGGACCACCGCATGCGCTTCGGGCTGTGATGGAAACGCGGCGCGCAGCAAGGCGGGCGTGATGTGCTCGTAGAGCCATCTGAACAGGTCCGCGTGTATTTGCGCGTTGTCCGTCCTGCCGCTGAATACGACCTTCCCGAACTGCCAGATCGCCCGGATGTTCGTGCCGTCGATTTTCTCGCTGAACACCCACGGGTTGACGAGCCCGTACACGCGGTTCTTGAGCACGAGCGGCTGTTTGAGCCGGTGCGTCCGGTCATCGCGCTCGTAGAGGGTCTCGATCTTGTGATACTCGCTCATAGTCGCTACCGCCTGGTTGCCGCTGCATGAACTCATGATAATTGCCGGCGTACACCTTATCCGCCGAGTGATGGTTCAGGTTCAGGTCCGGCACCAGCCAGATCTCACCGCCCGCCGCCCGCCAGTTCCTAGAGAAAGCCATGTCCTCGCCGAACCAGACGCCCTTGTGCGCGCCGTGGTTGAAGAGGTCGATCGAGTACCTGTCCGGATCTCCGTACAGGAGCTCGGGATAGGCGCGCATGAACCGCTGGATCGCGGCCTTGGTGACCTTCAGGAACCCGGCCGGCACCGAGTGGGCTTTGATGCATCCGTCTTCGCGGGTGATCGGCCGGTGGTCGCCATGGACGCAGACGGCGCCCATGTACGCTTCCTCGTCCTTCTTGTAGCGATAGGTCCCCGCGACGACGTCGCCCTCGGTTTCGAGGAGAGTTAGAAGATCCTGCGGTTGCCAGGAAAGATCGTAGTCCAGGAAAACGATAACATCGGCTTTGGCGTCGAGCGCCTTGCGCAGCATCGTCGCGCGGGCGACCGATATGTAGGGGCATCCGACCTCAAAGACGGCCGCCTCGTCCCAACCCGCCGCGACAATCAGCGGAATGGGTGCCTCGAGCGCCTGCAAGTAGGGGTCCGTGGGCCGCGTGAGCGTGGCAGTTGCGAATACGGCCTTTTTCTTCACGCCTTCACTTCACGGCCACACCTATCAAGTTATGGCACGGGCCGGTACGCCGCGTTTCCACGTGGCTGAACCCGGCTTCCGCCAGGGCCTTGGCCAGCGTCGCTTGAACAAAGGCGTTGTGATGCGCCATGTGCGGCATCGCGGCCAGCAACGGCCGGAAGCCGTAGTAAAGATCCAATCCCGTGATCGGGCCGACGGGCGCATCGAACAGCACATCTTCGGTTGGGCTTACGCCCTCGCAATCGGGCACAATCAGCACGGCGCAACCGCCGGGTACCAGCACACGCAGGAACTCCCTGAGCGCCTGGCCTGCCTCATGGGGATAAATGTGCTCAAGAGCATGAGAGCAATAGACCGCATCGAATGAGCCGATGTTGCCCATCTCGGTCATGCTCGCGACGATGTCCGGCTTGTGGATCGGGTCGATGTCTAGACGGACTTCTTCGACATCATCGCCGAAGAACGGTGGAAGATGATCCACGCCGCAACCCACATGAAGACATTTCAAAAACGTAACGGCTTACGCAGATCCTTTCCAGAGCCCCAGGGCCGTAAGCGTGTTCATAATTTCGATGATCGAGGCTTTCGTGAGCGTGTCGATAGCGGTCGATGACGCGGTCGAAAGAGTCGTCGTATTCTGTGCGGCGAGCGCGCGCTGGGCGATGGGGGTGACGCCATAAAACGAGATCAGGTCCGTGGTTCCCTGGCCGAGCGACGTGCCGCCGGTGCTGCCGTCGGATAATTGTTTCTCGATTGCCATTTCAATTTCTCTCCGCAATAGAGGGGGTCGATACGCCCCCGGAGCGGCCTATTCTAGCCGATGTGCCGCAAAAATAATGGGGGCCAGAGCCCCCATCATTATTGACGCCGTACGCTTAATTGTTAGCAAATCTAACCGCGAGCTGCGGTCTGGTAGCTGTATATCCATACAGCACATCCAGCCTTGCGGGGAATTTGTCGTTGTTGATGTCGTACTGACGCACGATTCTCATGCTGATCCCGTCGAACACCTCGCGCGCGGAGAAATCCACGCCCTTCGGCATGACCAGATCGGCAAAAGCCACGGTTGCGAAGTCTTCCTGGTACAGCATGGAGACCCCGTAGGACGCGGATGCACCGCCGTGCTTGACGATAAGTGCGTTGTCGACCGCGAACGCGGAGATATTCTGACGAGGGCCCACCAACACCATCGCGGGGCTGATGGATAGCGAGGTCGCACTTGCGCCTGAGTTGGCCGTGACCACGAACGTCTTGAGGTTGCCCGTGTCCACCTTGGTCTCAGGATGGACCGAGTTGGTCCCCGCTATGGTGATGATATCGCCTGCGAGGAATGTAGCGGTTCCGGTGTCAACGGTTAAGGTTGAACCAGCCACCTGCGTGCCGTTCGCCTGATAGCCAGACACCGTGCCGGCCGTGCCGCTCACGTGAACCGGCAGGATCGTATTTTCCATGAAGTCGAAGCCGGCGGTCCGGCCCATCGTACCCTCAGAATACTGCTTGGTCACCGCCTTGCTGTCGTGGAACAAGCCTTTAAGGATATCGATCATGTCCACGGTCGCCTGAGTCGTCAGGTTCGCGGTACGCGCGTTGTAGGGGGCCAGGTTGTCGTTGAGGATCTTGCGGCCGGCACGGTGTCTGGCTATCAGGCGAACGGCACGCAGGTGGCTGGTTCAACCTTAACCGTTGACACCGGAACCGCTACATTC